TTCCTGCTAAGAAACCATGTGGTGTTACAATTATCTTTCCATCCTCATAACCCAAACCATTAATGTGGTTTTTCATTACAGAAACTTTTGTTCTAATTGCAAACTTAACACTTCTTTTATCTTTTGTCGCAGTAATCTTGTTTGTTCCTGCCCCTTTTTGGTTACCAAATAAAAACACTAATGATGAGTTTAACCAAATGGCTTCACCACCTTTAGCTTTAATTTTTGGTTGACCGAACGGATTGTCAGGTAATTCAACCCATGGTTGGTTAACAATAACCAATGTGTTTTCGTATTTTGAGTCAGATTTACGAGAACCTGAAATACGTTGGTTAATACCCATACCAATTTTGTCCGCAAGGGTAGATGCATTATGTTGTTTACCTCCTTTACCTTCAAAGGTCATCTTACAAGGAACTGAACCAACAGAATCCCATAAGAATAATAAACTATAATCTAACTCACCTTTTTCTTGTGCGTCCAACAAACTATTAATATAGTCGGTAATTTGTTCAATGTAACTAAAGTTATTATTGAAGATGTAAAATCCATCCCAATCTAACTCACCTGTTGTTTCATCAACAACCTCTTCACATTCAAAACCCATAAGTTTTGCGTGTTCAAAAGACCATTTTTGTTCTGTAATGATAAACACAGGTAGGATTCCTTTTTTCTGAGCATCAACGGCAGTTTTAACCAACGCTGTAGTTTTTCCTGTATCTGAGTGACCCAAGAACATATTTAAATGTCCAATTGCAGGACCAGGTAATCCAACCGCATCTAAGAAATCAGGACCTAAATCAAAAAATCTTTGTGGTTTGTATTTTGCAGAAGTTGAGAATTTTTTCTTAACTGAACTGAAATCGTTTTTCTTTATTGCCATAATGATATAAATTAATCATGTATGGTACCATACAAGATACCATACATGATGTGTTTTGTTTTATTAGAAAGGTAAATCTGTGTCAACCTCGTCATTCGCTTGAGGGTCAACGATAGGTGCCTTTGTTTCAGCTTTTTTAGCTCCACCCATAGATGTTGTAGATTCGGTATCGTTACCGTATACATAACCACCTTTATCACTATCCCATTTTGGAGTTTCTCCACGAGCGATTGCTTCAAGATAGTCAACAGGTTTTTTAGAGTATACGTCCAACCAAGTCAACTCGTCATTAATCCAAGAATCACCTTGAACCTTTTCTTCGTGTATCGCTGTTGGGTCGTCATACATAATTGTAGATACACTTGTGTATTCTTTACCTGCAGGTGTTTTAGATTTTGTTAATTCAATGATAAGGTCACGTCCTTTTTCAGGGTCTGTGATATCACCTTTATTTCTCCAAATTGGAATGATTTTGTCCAAGATGCCATCGTTCTTGTAATTGTGTTTAAATCTCCAAAATTTCGGACCGTCTTCTTCTCGGTCTCTGTCAATAACTTTTACGATATAGAATTTACGAGACTTATATTGTTTCGCCAATTCTTTATCAGATTCTTTACCTGTTGACATCAATTCTTCATAAACCTCGTTTAAAGGAGAACGCTCATTGTCATTCTTTCCTGGGTCATAGAATTTTTGCCATTGTCCACCTACTTGGATTTCGTGATACCAAGCTTCTTTAAATGGTGAAGAACCATCTGGTGTAGGTAGGATACGTATTCTACGTTGTCCTGATTTCTCTTTGTCTCCTAAGATTAAAGCGAAATACTTTTTCATTCTTTCGTCTTGCGACATTTTGTTTTGGGCCCCGCCCCCTTGTTGTGATTTTTCGTACTGTGCCAATACGGCGTCTAATGAACTCATCATGTTTTTTATTTTTTAAATTGTTAAGTTGTTATGTAAATATAGTATAGTTTTCTGAGTTTGTCAAATAAAAAAGCCACCTTTTGGGTGGCTTTCATTATTCTCTTAATTAATATTATTTGTATTTATATTCGTCTTTAAACCCATTTCCTTGAAAAGAACTTTTGATATCGTTAACGTTAATGTCTGTAACATCATCAGGAGTTAAAACATAATCATTTTTTCCTGTTTTTTCCATCTCTTCTTGTTTGTCGTCAAAAAATTGTGAAAGTTTTTGGTTAAATGGGTATGAATCATAACTTCTTAACTCTAATTTTTCTTGAGGTGTCTTTTCTCTATACTTTTCAAGTTTGTTTTCAAGAGCGTTAAGTTTATTCATAATTGCATCCATCTCCCCTAATCTTGATTCTAATTTATTTAATTGACCAAATAAATTTTCAAAATAGTCATCTTGTTTAGATTGAATATCTTTTTGAGCGGTAACTAATTCTGTGATGTCTAATTCTTCTGAATCAGATGATTCATCTTTCTTTTCATCAGATTTACCCTCATCATCAATTTTTTCAACATCAGGGTCATTTTCAACATCAATTGGTTCAGACCCACCTGTTGGCGGTGGTGGAGGTGTTACAGTCGCATCCGCTGGCGGTGGTGGGGGTGTCGCTCCCGTTTCAGGGGTTAATGCCCCTAAATCTGGTGCCGCTTCCGCGTCTTGTTCCATGATATAGTTATTGATACTTTTGTATCTATTTATTTCACTTAATATTTTTTTATCTAAACTCATAATATTAACCGTTTAATAATTGTTTTATACCGTTAGCGGTTTCAACTCTAACTTTTCTATTGGCTGTTGTTTGGTATCCAGCTCTTTCAATAAGACCGTCTCTTTCTCTTACAGTATAACAATCCCCTGTATCTAAGTCACAAACTTGTTTAGTTCCGTCACCGTTATCTTCTTGGGAGAATCTTGTTGATTTACCAAGATAGTTATCTAATGCTGATTTAATATCCATAATAATGTTTCTATATAAATATATGATTAAGTTATAAAGTGAATGGAGGTCCTGTCACTGTTTGTTTTAATGCTTGACCACCTATTGGTGATGTAAGACCATAAGGGTAATATTCAATAACTAATCTAAACACACCACTAGTGTTTACATAATACCTATTTGTGTAGTTCGTATCTACCCCCGAACCACCACTAATATTAACCCTTTGGTTATTACTATCTATTAAAATTATAGAACCGTAATATTGTGGGTCAAATTCTTTTGGTGTGTTAAATATAAAAGTTTTATATTCACTAACACCCTCTTTTGTAATATTAAAATATTCCAATCCGTTACCTTGTAATGTTGGTGATTCACCTATTGATGTAATAGTAAGTGGTAATTCAGGGAATGTTGGAGTTGTTGATGGAGTAGGTGTAAAATTAAAAATAAACGATTGTGAATCATTTTGAGGATTTTTAACTTTATCAGTAGGTACTGCAGTAACTGTAAATTTAATACTAACCGTTTGTCCATTTTTAACAGGAACTGTTTTAAATTCAGGTATTGGGTTATTAACCAATATGTCCGCAATATTATTATAAGTTATATTAAAGATATTATTCGATACATAACCTGAAATCGGCGTAGTAACAGTTCTATTCAAAGTTTGTGTTCTAACATTATTTACAATTGTATAATCATAAACCGAAACAATCATACTCACACTATCTTCTAATGTCCATATGTTGAGTGCTGCTGCGTTAGGGTTAACTTTAACACTTAAACTTAAAGTAGTTCCATTTGGAATTGTTTGTGTAGTACCATCTAAAGTAACTGGTCCTGTTTGTTGTGGTTGAGTGTTGGTGTTATTTGTATTATTTGGTATTGGAGTCACTTGAGATGGATTATATGTAAAATTACCTGTCGTGGTACTATTACCATGGGTTCCTCTAACAATAATCGGGTTTTGTTGAATATTTGTTAATCCATTATTACTAAAAGGAACGACAACATTAATATTAAATGCATTTAAAATGGTTATACCTGTTGTTGTGGTTACGTTATTTATTGTAATACCCGTTACCTCGTCTAAGTTGTTACCAACAATGGTTAAAATAGTACCACTAACACCTGTTAATGGTGAGAATGATGTTATTGTTGGAGGTGGACAAGACGGTACCACATTTGTAGTTGTGTTTAAATTATTTGGTTGTGTTGTAACACCTGCTGAAGTATCGGTATTTTTTTTCTCTTGGTTTGTGGTTGCAACTTTTAATTCTGTAGTTGCCTCAACATTTAATCCAGCAATTCCAGCAGATTTAAATGCCTTGTCAAATGTTGCCACTAAAGTTGTAAATTCCGAAGTATGTGAATCATAATAAGATTCTTCAACATTAGAAACAGGCCAATGACAAACATAGTATTTGGTAATACCCATTCCGTCAACAAACACTTGGTTAATTCTTGGTAATAATCTAGCAATCATAAAATCAAAAAAATCTCCAATTGTATTAAAATTTGCAACTGGTTGTGACGTTTTTGTTCCTGTTGAATTTGGAATGTTAACACAAGAATATTTTTTAGGACTAAAATATCCACTACCTGTTGGACCGTAGTCTGTTGTTAACGTTACGTTCGCATAATTGTTGGCATACCCATAAAACTTAGTTTGGTCAAATGTTTTTGCATAACATATCATGTAAATAAGAACTTGTAACTTAGTATTACTTGTTTTCTTTTCAAGTTCCTTAACAAAGTCATCAATAGTAATACTCATTGTTGTTGATGATTGAACATCTCCAAAACTATTATATGCAACCGCTAAATTATTACGACATGAATTTTGAGCGGCGGCGGTACTACCGCCAGCCTGACTAACATATTTAGACTTATCAACGTTTGTGATTGCCTTGGCAGTAACATCATCTTTAGAGTTTTTAACAAAAGATTCAATTTTAGTTAATAAGTTTTGATTAATACTTTGTAAGAAATTATTAATTGATGGTAAATCATATATTCCTTGTCTAGTACCTGTAAATGATGTTTGAAAACTACCCGCGGTTATTACATGGTCAACTTGTGTTATAAAATAAGGTCCGTTAAACATTGGTACATGTCTAAGATTAAAATACATAGTTGGTTGTAATAAAGCATTACCTAAACATCTAACAGTACATTGATAACTTCTTTGTTTATATAAATTGTATAAACTAACATTTTGTGTTGCAGTATTTTTACCATTAGCTTGGTCAATCATGTTCAATTGTGTTTGTATTGACTCTGAAGTTGCTTTACCAGAATCCATACCAATTTCAATTGAATAAAATATATTTTGATTTCTATTCCCAACATCAACATTAAACCCAACACATTTGTTTGAGATAGCATAATCTTTTTTACCCGCAGGGTTCTCAATTAAAGGATTATCTGAAGACCTCCTTAAATCAAACGCATCATTTCTAAATCTTGAATTTCCTTTAGGTAAATCTAAATGTGTTGATGGTTGTCCCGCATAAAAACAAATCATTTTTGGCCCTGATTTTCTATAATCAACATTTAAAAATGTCCCCCACATATTGTCCGCAAATTCTAAACTACCTTCAGGTTGTGGTATTGTTGTACCATCAACTTCTTGTATATTATAAAAATTAACATAAGCTGGAAGTGGCATAACGTTAAATTTATTTTTAATTAAAATACCACTCATAAATGTGAATACACTCATCTCCATGTTAAGTGAATTTTCACTCAACATATTTTTTAAATCAAAAATATCAATAATAATAGTATCACCAATATTTCTTGACGCTCTATCTAAGAACATAACATCTTCAAATAAAGTCTTAGACGTATAATCAGACCCAGCAATCCATTTATCATTTAACGCTTTGAATACTTCGTAATTTTCTACCTTACTTTGTTGTCCGTCAATAACACTTTGAATTGCTCTTTCAGGTAATTCTTGTTGGTTAGGTAAATCTTTCCTAACTCTAGTTAATATTTGATTTAATACGTTATTTTGAAATTCTGAAGTTAACCCTAAATAAGTTTGAATTCTATTTTTAAATTCAGTTCTTGGTAATATTGGAGTATATAGTTTTTGAGTAGCATACATTTTTATGATTGGTGCCAACAATACAACATTGTTTTCAGTGAATTCAATATCATTATCAATAAAGAAATCTGTAATATATGAGCCGTTATCATCATATATCAAATTTGGTATTGTTGAGAATCCAACTTCAGTTTCCAAAGCTCTCCAAACATTGGGGTATCTTGACTTAGAAATACTTAAAGTAGTGGTATTTAATGATGAAGGTAAACTATCTTTAATATATGTATTAAATACTATAGGGTCAACAATGTCATTGTTGCCACCACCTTGAGCAAGGTATGACGCCATAACTCTTCTATTATAATCTGCAGGATTACCGTATTTTAAAATCACATCATACTCTAAAAAAGCCTTAATAGTATTTGAAAAAATAGTTAATTGTGTTTCCCCAATTGTTTTAAAGTATTCTCCATTAGTAATCGAACTTTCCTTACTGTCAATCTCCATCATATTTGTAAGAAGATACTGAAAGTTTTTAAATAATGCATTTGAGTCAACAGGTGAAACCCCTATAGGTACCGCAACTTGTAAACCTAAATCAATGTTTGAAACTGGTTTACAAAAGTTTAAAAATTCATTTTCAAATTTATCTAAGATACTTTTATCAAAAACTGAAAATATTTCTTCAATTTTAGAGTAATCAGAATCCATTAATAAGTTAAATGGAGATTGTTGTTTAGTTCCAGTTTCAATTTTATTAATATAGGAATCAGCCTGCGGTTTTGAAATTTGAGTATTATCAAAATAACCGTAGTTTGGTGATGACCATAATAATCTAACAGAACCATTATAAATTGATGGATTGTCAATAAACGGGAGAACAGGAACATTACCAACTAAACACTCGTTGTTAACTTGATTGATTTGAGAACCAAATGATGGTACTACATAATATTTTGCTGTTGTGGTATTATTACTTGGATTACAGACATTTCCAACATTTGTTGGGTCAAAAGTATTATTAGGTATAACTACAGACCATGTTTGTATTTTTGAATATACCACCGAAGAGGTTAACGAAAGTGGGGATGTTTGTGCATTAATATTTGAATCTGTAAAATTATAAACTTTAACCCCATTATCAATACTTGCTTGTATTTCAGTATTAGTGTATCCACTATATAAATCATATCCATTATAAAAAACATTAAAATCGTTAATTACTTTTGGATAAAACCCTGTCTGAAGTTTATTTATATTATTTGAAGAATTTTGTAATGTTATTTCATTAACACCATCAAAATTAAATTTATATGTTTTTGTGTCAGAACTTGTAATCGGGTCAAAATTAACTTTATAGTTAAAGTTTGTCCAT